AAAATCAAATAAACCTACTCCAGGTAAATATAAATCTGGAGGTTGGTAATTAATTTTTTACTATCTTCGTAACTCATAAGTGTTTTTATAGTTTGAAGGTTAAACTTAAAAAGTCCGTTCCGCTTGGTTCGGGCTTTTTTTGTGCCTTGTCGGATTTATTGAAAATATTGAAACCTCGTTCTTGCAAAAGTTCGGGGTTTTTTATTTATATTTGTTTTATAAAACACAAGATCATGTCAACAAAATCTGTAAAATCTCACATGCGTAAATCTAAATCAGGTAAACCATGTAAAGTTCGTCAACATATTAAAATTGTTGGTAAGAAAAGAAAAGTACGTATTACCAAAGGTAGTTACGACCGTACTGCTACACCTCTAAAATAAGAAGTTATGCAATTTAAGGATATGAATAATGTAAATCCAAAGACGGTGTGGGCTCGTATCACATCTTCGACACCAGTGTTCTTTAGAAAAGTTCGTTGGTACATGGTTATTTGTGGTGCTATAGGCACTGCACTTGCAGCTCTACCTAGTGAGCAAACTGCTTGGTTACCTATTAATACTTCAAGTATGTTAATTACAGTTGGTGCTGTAGGAACTGTCTTGACTTCATTAGCAGTTGACCCAAAGGCGAAGAACTAGTAATTTTCTAGTAACGTTACACAAATCGTAAAAATATATTGTACCAATGGCTAAGAAACCTGAAAAGAAAGTAAAGACTACAAACGCTAAGTCACCAGAAGAAATTCTTACCGAAGAAGAGTTAAATCATATCGGTACAGAAGCCTACCGAACTGTAACATTTGATGCCCATTTTGTAACGGGTAAAATTGTTGAGTTCGGTATTCTTTTAACTGGCCGACCTTTGTACACGTATCAAAGAATGATTGCGTACAGAGTTATCTACGCATTAATTACTTTTGAGGGTGCGGTAATTACAATTCTATTATCTCGTCAATCAGGTAAGTCTGAAACCCTAGCCTTTATTGCCAATGCCCTTTCTGTATTAGTACCAGCACTATCAAAAGTACTTCCTGATTTAGAACCTTACGCAAAAGGTATTCGTATTGGTATTTTCGCACCTCAATCTGACCAGGTGTGGAGTACTTATAATCGTGCATTAGATTATTTGCGTACTGAAAATGCTGAACTAATTATGGAGGATTCTGACTTAGAGGTACAGTTAGAACGTCCAACAAAATACAGTCTTACTAATGGTAGTAGGATGATTGGTCAAGTTGCCAGTAAACAATCAAAAATTGAAGGTGCTACACATGATTTAATATTTGTTGAGGAAGCACAAGATGTTGATTCAAATATTGTAACAAAATCTATTGAACCGATGTTAACTTCTTGCGTATGTGCTGGAACTATCGTGTATGATGAAAACGGTTTTAGATTCCCTATTGAAGAACATTATTCAAATAAAATAATTGGTTTTAACGAAATTGAAAAAACTTATGAGATTGATGAAGTTACGTGGAAGACTGAAAAAACTACTATCAAAGAATGTGTTGAAGTAACATTTGCTACTGGTAGAACTTTACGATGTAGTTATGACCACCCTATTTATATCAAAGAGCGTAAAGGTGGTATGTACGGTAGAAAAACAAAATTCATTCATGCAGAAGATTTACAAGTAGGAACACATGTTGGTATTGCTGATGAAGTCAATTTCTTTAAGGGTAAGAAGAAGATGTTTGACCCTCGCTTAGTCGGTATGCTTATAGGTGATGGTAGTTACAGGTATAATGGAATGGTTAGATATTGTTCTTGCGACCATGAATTATTAGATTATGTTAAATCTGTATATAAATTTACTTCTTATAATTCCTATACTACTAAAACAGGTAAACTATTTGAGGATGGTACGATTAAAGACTTATGTAAACCTTTAAGAGAATTAGGTATCTACGGTCAAGTAGGTAAAAATAAATCACTACCTATAAATATTGACACTTTCAGGAAAATTGATTTACAGGAAATGATTGGTGGTATTTTTGATACTGATGGTTGTGTATCTATAAATAAAAATGGCAGAATGGGTTCTATTTCATTTTCTACATGCTCTGAAATACTGGTAGAGGAAGTGTTTTATTTACTAGAAAAATTTGGTATTCACTCTCGCTTCTCATACAATAAATCAGGTTCAAAAGCACTTGGTAATGGTTATGTGTGGGTTCTTACTATCAATGAGAAACGTAGTATATTAAACTTCCACAAAAACTTTAAATTTCTAATTAAGTATAAACAAGATAACTTAGAACATCTTGTAAAAATGTTCTCAAATCACAAAGAGAAACGTGATGCTAATTACCCAACTATATTTTTTGATAGGGTTACTAAGATAACTCAAATTGGCGATTTACCAGTATATAATTTAACCGCAGATAAAAATCATACGTATTTATGTAATAATATTATTACGCACAATACAAACGGAACAATGATTAAGTGTGGTACTACTGGTACTGAGAAGAATGACTTTTGGTATGAAATTCAACGTAACCGAAATAGAAATCGTTCACAACATGACGAGAGATTATTAGATCATTGGGAATTTAATTACGAAAAAATCTTTAAATCTCGTAGAGAACAATACGCTATTGATAATAAACCTTTCCACTTGTACTATGAGCGTTTCGTTAAAGAACAAATGGTACGTAGAGGTCGTGACAGTACTTCATTTAAACTTTCTTATGCGCTTGAATGGGATTTAGAAAGTGGTATGTTAATCACCGATAAGGAGTTCGATTCATTAACTAATAAAAAGAAAGGTCACAGTATTAGTAACAATGATATTGTAATTGCCGGATTAGATATTGGTAAGGATGATGCAAGTACTGTATTGACACTTGGTAAAATTGTTTGGGAGCCTAATGATGAACAAGCGCCACCAAAAATTGAAATATGTGGTTGGTTAGAATTACATGCTATCGATTATGAACTACAACACCAATTAATTGTAGATTACTTATACGAAAATAATGTAACCAATATGTATGCCGATTATACAGGTGTTGGTAAGCCAGTAGTTGACCGTTTACGCTTTGCAGTTGGTGACCATGTAAATATAGAACCATTTACTTTTAGTACTCAATCTAAATCGGAAATGTGGTTTAATATGATTGATTTTATACAGTCTAAGAGATTAGTTATTCCAGCACATCAAACAGTTCGTGCTACTGGTCAGTGGCGTTCTTTCGAAGAACAAATGAAAAACTGTTTAAAATATTATAATGGACCTTATTTAGTTTGTCACAAATCAGATGGTTACCATGATGATTACGTAGATAGTCTTGCTTTAATGCTACTTGCTAATCAGTTTGAGCAAGTTCCCGATGATGTTGAAGAAGATGTAAATCCTTTTTTTGCGGGTCAGATAATTAATCGTAACTTGCGTGAATCAAACCAATGGTTAAGAAAAAAATAAAACGATGAGTACAAAACCAAATCCAAATGATAGACTACAAAATTTTCTATCGCAAGGTACTTCTGATTTAAGAGATTTTATATCCTCTACTTCTGTTACTGGTAACGACCACGAGTTAGACCGTATGGAACGTTACTACCTTTATTGGAAGTTTTATAACGGACAACACTACAGAGATATGAATCACTCACTGATTCAATTCAACTATGTAAAGGCGTTCGTAAATAAAATTAACCAGTTTTTACTTGGTACTAAAGCATTTACTTTCGAAGTAAAATCGTTATACACAGATATTATTGATGAGGAAGTTTCTCGTCCAGTTGAAGAGTACATTATGTACCAATGGAACCGTAATAATAAAGCTGTAGTCGCACATGAAATTTTACAAACTGGTAGTATTTGTGGTGACGTATGGGTAATGTCTTACTGGGATTCAGTAAAAAAATTCGTTCGTATTCGTGTACTGGATAGTCGTCAATGTTTCCCAATATTCAAAGATGGTGATACTAGTAACATGCAGTCATTTCAGGTACGTACACAATTAGTTGACCACCCTAAAAAATATAAATTATTTGTAACTAATTACACAAAAGAATCTGTTGAAACTTGGTATCAAAAAGGTACTGCTATAGTTAAGTTTCAAACTGGTATATTAGGTAAACCTATTGGTGACATTGAAGATTATGAAATGAAACCTAATCCACTAAAATTTATTCCTATTGTTCATATAAAAAATCGTCCACAAGCAGATAGTTATTTCGGCTCTTCTGATTGCCACGATATTATTAATTTGAATAAAGTTTATAATGAATTACACCAAGAAATGAAAGGTATTATTGATTATTACGCTACTCCTACAACTGTAGTAACTGGCGCAACAATTAAAAATATGACTAGAGGACTTGGTAATATTTGGTCAGGATTACCGCCAGAAGCTAACGTATTTACTTTAGGTCTTGATGCTGATTTAAGTGCCATGATTACTTTCATGGAAAAACTTAAAGTTGGTATGCACGAGATTAGTGATGTACCTGAAAATGTATTAGGAAAATTACAAGCAATTAGTGGTACTAGTGCAGCTGCATTACGCTTAACTTATTTACCTTTATCACAACAAGCAGACGTAAAGGCCCTTACTTATGGCGACGGTATTGCAGAAATAAATGAACACATTATTCGTATTGGTAAAAAGTACGATAGAAATAATGAACGCTTACAACAAGTAGAAGCCGATGATAATGGTGTAGAAGAACTACGTATTTATCCAGTATTTAGTTATGGATTCCCTACTGACCGTATGAATGTATTACAAGAAGGTCAAATAGAATTACAATTAAATGTTGGTAGTCGTAAGGAGATTATGAACCGTTTAGGTAAAAATAATGTTGAATCTTTAATGGAAGAAATCGATTCTGACCGTCTTGCACAAGCACAAGTACAAAGTGAGATTAATGATTTAACTATTCCACCACAAACTACACAGCCATCACAATAATTATTAACTACTTGATAGTATCAGAAAAATAAAATATATTTGTATTCACAATTAGTATTAATCAATAAAATAACAACCATGAACGGAACATCAAATCCAGAAGAGTTACACAACATTGCCAAAGGCACTGACAGTAACAAACAAATTGGAAAACCAGGCTTCGTAAGTCCAGGTACTCCAGCTGCTCCATTAGTAGGAGAGAAAGATTTAACATCTGCTCTTTTATCAGCTAAAGGAACACAAACATTACGTGATAACTTAATTAAGTAGTCACACACAGTTAATTAAATAAGTATAAACCCGAAAAACAGATCGAAGAATGTCAACTGAAACAACTGCCGCAACAAAATTACCAGAAGTATTAGTACTAGCTGGTGCTACTTATCGCATTTCCGAAAATCCTGAGTTACAGGCTTTCGTAGATAGCATTGTTAAACACACTGCAACTACAGAGAAGTCTAAACTTTATGGTCAAATTAATTCATTTAAAGAAAGAGTTGAAGGCCTTGAAAAAGCTGCTTTAATAGCTTCTCAAAATGCACCTAGTATTGACTACGGAAAAATTGAAGAAATGATTAACGCAAAACTATCTGCAACTGAAGCAGTTTTAGCTACTAAGTTTACTGACCTAATGAAACCTATTGCACAACATGTAGAAACTCAGGTAACAGAAGATGTAAATGCGTACAAAAACCGCTTAATTACAGAGAATACTGGTAAATGTATGGTTGAGTTAATACAAGGAAATACTAAAGCGGAATTAGATTCTACTTTAGCTAATGCCTTAGAACTTGCCAAAAAATATCCAGTTTCTCCTCCAGTAATTACAGTAAATCAGCCAGCAACTACTCCAGCTGCTACAACTACACCTGCAACTACCCAGCCAGTAACGCAGGCAGCTCCAGCAACTACTAATACCACTGCAACCCCAGTAGCGGATATGCCAGTTCCTCCAGCTAACCCAGTTGTAACTACTAAGAGTACACCTGACTTAAAGGCAATGACAGATAAAGATTTCGCTAAAAATCGTGAAAATTTATTGGCAGACATTACCGCACAACTAAACAAGTAATTTAAAAAATAATCTCTAACAAATAAGTTATGAACTTAATTATCATTTTATTAATGGCGTTCTCAGGTTTGTTTTCTTTCGGGCAAACAACTTCACAAAACGCTAGTGGTGGTGGTTACACCCCAATCCCAGAAGTAGTACGTGATTTCTATTCTAAAGAAGTATTCTTCCAAGCACAACCTAAATGTAAATTTTTACAGTTTGCTAAAATTAAAGAAGATTTAACAGCAGTAAAAGGTAAAACTATTACGTTTGTTAAGTATAGTAATTTAACAGGTGGTGGTGCTATCGCAGAAAACGCTACATTCACTCCAGTAGCTATGGCTGCAAGTGATGTAACTATTACTGTATCAGAACAAATAAACGGTATCGAATTAACTGAATTATTAGTACAAACTTCTATGATGGACATAGTTGGTGACGCTTCTAAAGTATTAGCTAATAACTTAGCTGAAGTATTAGATGGTCAATTAGCTACAGCAGCATTAAGTACAACTAATATTGTTTACGCAAATGGCGCTGCCAATAGTTCTGCTATGACAGCATTAGATGTATTCAACACTAAAACAGTAAAAGATGCAGTTGAATTATTAGCTATTAATAACGCTCCTAAATTCTTTACTGAAACTGGAGATGCTTTCTACGTGTGTATTGCTCACCCTTCTGCTTTACGTCAATTACGTGATGACCCGAACTGGATCAATGCAAATACTTACCAAGGTCGTCGTCAGTTATACGCAGGTGAAGCTGGTATGTACGAAGGTGTAATCTTTATTGATACTACTAACATGCCTAAATTAGCTTCAGCAGCAGTTGTAACTAAATATGGTGGTTCATTTACTCCAACTTACGGTTGTGAAGCAGTTATCTTCGGAGAAAATGCTTACGCATGGGCAGTTGCCTTAAAACCTGAATTAAGAGATGATGGTATTATCGAAATGGGTCGTAAGCACCGTTTAGGATGGTATGGTATCTGGGGTTCTGGATTAATCGAAGAAGATAATATCGTAAGAGTATTATCAGCAGCAGTATAAATATTTTGAATATAAAACCTACTGGTACAAACTGGTAGGTTTTATTTTTCTTATTGTAGAATCATATAGTAATAAAACACAATGGCAAAACCAGTTATCAAGAAAAACGAATCTGCGGACAATTTCGCAGTTAGATTATTAGAGTGGAACAATGCTCAAGCAGCATTACCAGTAGAAGAACGTGACCCTGATTACGTTGAAGGAGAACAACCAGCAGCAGTTTCTACAGCTAAAGTTGCAGTAGAAGAAAAAATAGTAAAATTCCGTGCATTTATGGACCATAAGTGTACAATCGGAAAACAAACAGTAATCTTAGTAAAAGACCAAGAATCTCGTATTCCTGAATCTCACGCTATGATTTTAATGAACGCTAAAAAAGGGTTCATGCTTAACTAAGGATGGCAACATTAACGGAAATATTGATAGCGGTTCGAGAGATTTCTTTCGACCGCTTTCCTATTCCCTCATTTGTACTAAAGACTATACCTAATGCAGCAGTTACTAATGATAATAGTAACTTCAAAATTTTACCAGTACCTACAGCTACAGCACTATTTAATTATACGTACACTCCCGATATCGCAAACGACACGTTAGAGAATTTAACTAATGCGTTAATTACCGGTAACAGAGTTATTGCCTATACCGGATATTATTCCGCATTTGATAAACCAGATCAATTATTAAAGTACACAGCTAAACCTTTCGGTACTACTCCTATTACAGTTTTCAGAAGATTTTTCTTGTCAGATTTAAAACTAATTGATTTGATAATTGAATATTATCACAATGTTTTAAAAATTACGGAAACTGATACTGTTTCTTTACCTACTGATGTAACAGAATTAAACTCTGATACGATTCAACATTTAACCTTATGGGTTGCTCTTAATCTAGTTGACCAACGTAGAATAGCTGAACAAGCTGCTATGGTTTACCAAATGAATTGGTCAGATGGAAGTGGTGCTGTTGCAGGCGCAAATTTAAACACTCCAGGTCAAAATGTTACTGTACAAATTGGTAATGTATTTACCCTTTCAGACAGTAATGCCGTTACTAATAACTATTTCTCAGAAGATTTCAACCGTGTAGGTAGTGATAACGTTCTTGGTGATAAAGAAAGTTGGTGGTTTAAACTATGGTTATATTTACGAGATAAATTAGAAAGAACTTTCGGTGATTACTCCTTTAGAGGTGACAACGTTATTGTTGGTAAAATCATTTTACAAAAAGACTTAAATTATTTCGCTTACTACGATAGTTATCCGTTTACACTTTCTTCATTAACAAGAAATATAATCAGTTAATTTTAGTTGTAAGGTAAACCTACTACCTATGTCAACACTTACCCAAGGTCAATTCACCAATTATCAGAACATATTTTACAGATATGCAATAGCATCACCTATGACTATTTCATTAGGTATTCAGACACCTACACCCAGTACAGGTAACTTCTTGGAAGACTTCGCTGGTGCTAATAATTCTGATACTGATGGATATCCTACTACGTGGTATGATTTCCCTGCATTATATCAACGTGACTTAGATACTTTCAGTAGAGAGCGTTACGGTTTAGTTGAAAATCAATCAGGTGTTATCTACTTATCTCCAATTCAAATTCAAGATGTATTCGGTTCTTTTAATGCACTAGATGAACGTTTAGTTGTAATTAAATTAGATGGCCATATATTTATGCTTGATAAGTTAGAGTACATGGAACCCTTATTCGGTTCTTGTGTTGCTATTGAGTTTACATTAAAAGATGCAGTACGTGGCTAATAACAGAAGACATATCGCACCTAAAGTAAAACCTAAGTTTACTACAAGAGATTTCCTGAAAGGTATTTCTACATTCGAGATCAATATGGCTAAAAGTTTCTTGTTCTTTATTCAGGATAAGTTCGCCAAAAATGAATACTCGTTAACCGCTATTGAAAAAATATATGGTAGTGAAGGAGAACATATTGATATCCATGATTTACAGGACCATGTTGTACGTAAAAATAAAGTTGTATTTATTGAAAATGGTAGGGCTCTTGGTG